GTCTAGGCATGAAATAAAAACAGTCTTGACAAGAGTTGGGGAAGGCACTAAAATAGTGTTAACTGGAGATATTGAACAAATTGACAATATTTACATTGATGCGACAAACAACGGACTTTCTTATGTTGTTGAAAAATTTAGAGATCAAGAAATAGCTGGGCACATAACTTTAACAAAGGGAGAAAGATCTAGAGTAGCATCAGTGGCAGCTAAGATATTATAGGAGTAAATATGAAAATATTTTTTAATCAAAATAAAGAAGTTGCAAATAAAGAGCTTGAAAAAAACGTGGAATCAGATTCTAAACTTAAAGAGTTGATCGTGAATTACGTGGGTGAACACAGTAACCCTGATGACGACAACGTTACAACAGAAATGATTGTTGATGTTTTTGCAAATGAGTTTCCAGAATTTTTGATGGCGGTCGCAGAAGAAAATTTTATAAGAGGGTATCAGCAAGGTATTGATGATTCTCACTCTTTCAATATTGATGAGCCAGAGTGTGGTAATCCTTTTGTAGACAAGAGACCTGGTAGTGAATAAAGAATACGTAACACAATCTAGTAACAAATTTAAAAAAAGCTTTAAAGAGAAATCTTTAGGTAATATACAGGTTATCATAAAAGACGATTTGCCAAAAGATTTTAATATTGATTTGGCCTTAAAGACAGTTAAAGATTCAGTACCAGAGAGCTTTTTAAAGAACATTGATTATATATTTGTTGGAGATTTTGCTGAGTTTAAAATAAAAAGTGTAAATGCCCTATACATGGAGGGTGCTATTTACGTTACCAATAATCAAAGCGATGAAATGGACATGGTTGATGATATCGTTCATGAAATTGCACATGCAGTTGAAGAAGAGCACTTTCTTGATATATATTCTGATGGAAACCTTGAGAGAGAGTTTTTGGGTAAAAGGGAAAGATTGTTTCACTTATTAGATACAGAGGGTTATGATTTAAATTATCAAGAATTCAAAAACCCAGAATATACAAATAATTTTGACAATGTTTTATATTTTGACATTGGATACGCTGCACTTACGCCAATATCAATGAACTTGTTTTATAGTCCTTATGCGATTACATCTTTGAGGGAATATTTTGCAAATGGGTTTGAAGCTTTTTATTTTCACAAAGATCATGATAAGTTGTTAAGGATTAGCCCAGCCCTGTATACTAAACTTGAAAAACTTAATAGAAGGAGTAAATAATGAAAATTACTAAGAATAAAGACCAGATTATTGTTGATGTTAAGGTAAAATCCAGAAAACTAGCGACTGATCCTTACGAAGTAATTGATCTGGGTGATGTTTTGACTTTTTTGAAAAGTGAGGGGATTGATGTTTCAAAAGATTATATTTGTGAAAAGCAGATTGTAGTTGGGAATCACGCCGAGAATCTTCCTTTGGCTGGACAGTTTGTATTTTGTAAAAAGAAAGACTTGACTTTACCAGTTAAAAATGATACTGTAGAAGAAGTTAAGGAAGAGGTTGTACCCAGTCCTGAGCCTAAAGTAGTATCTACCAAACCTGCTACAACTAGCAGAAGAAGAAGGAGAACTCGTGGAGCAAGAACAAAGGAAGAGAATAAGTTACTCGGAACTAAAACTATGGAATGACTGTGCTTACAAGCACAAGTTGGTCTACCTTGATAAGATCAAAGCATTCGTAGGTAACGAATATACAGCTTTTGGGTCTGCCTGCCACGCCGTCAATGAAAAACTAATACTAGATGAAAACATTGACACGCAATCTGAATTTAAACAACAATTTGTAAAAGAAATCAAATCTTTACCTGATCACTCAAAACTAAACAAAAAATTAGTTCTTGAGATGCATGAGCAGGCACAAGACTTATTTGATCATGTCATTCCTGAGATGAAAAACTATTTTGGTAAATATGAGGTATTTAAAATAGAAGACCCTCTTTTTGAGGAAATAGGCGAGTTTGAAACAGACTTTAAATTTAAGGGTTTTATTGACTTGGTAATCAAAACTGAGGACGGCAAGTATCACATTCTTGATTGGAAGACAACTAGTTGGGGTTGGAGAGCAGAGAAAAAGAATGACTCTATTACTGCCTATCAATTAAGTTTGTATAAAAATTATTTTGCAAATAAGTATAATGTTGACCATAGTCAAATTGAAACTCACTTTGCACTAATGAAGCGCACTGCGAAAGGTAAAAAGGTGGAAATATTTAGAGTCACCAATGGCAAGAAAAGAGTTGCGAACGCGATTGATCTTCTATCCAAAGCAATTAATCACATTAATAGTGAAAACTTTGTTAAAAATAGGTTATCTTGTAAATATTGTGAGTTTCACAAAACTAAGCACTGTACATGAGGATTAATAAATGGATAAAATAAAAGTACTTGTCCTTGCTGACAGTCCACTAGCGCCTTCTGGTGTTGCTGGACAAACAAGATATATGATTGAAGGACTACTCAAAACTGGTAGATATCAGTTTGTTAATATGGGTGGCGCAATTCGCCATCCTGATTACACCCCGATTAGAGTAGAGGAATATGGGGATGATTGGATAATATATCCAGTTGATGGATACGGTACTCAAGATCAGGTTCGTTCTTTTGTGCAATCTTTCAAACCAGATATTGTTTGGATTATGACTGACCCCAGATTTTGGGGATGGTTGTGGGAAATTGAAAATGAAATAAGATCTGTATGTTCCTTGGTTTATTATCACGTTTGGGATAATTATCCATACCCTAAATTTAATAGGCCTTATTACTTGTCAAATGATTTGGTGGCAACAATCAGCAAGGTGTCCGATGACATTGTTAAGGTTGTGTCTCCTGAAGTTGATAGAGTTAGAATACCTCATACCGTTAACACTGATATCTTTAAAAAGATGCCAGACCAACAGTTGCAAGAATTTAAGAAGGCTAATCAGTCTTTTTACAATGCAGCAGGTGAAGAAAAATTTATCTTTTTTTGGAACAATAGAAACGCTCGTAGAAAAATGTCTGGTTCTGTTTTGTGGTGGTATACAGAGTTTGTTGAAAAGATTGGGCGAGGCAAGTGCCTGCTTATTATGCACACAGAGCCACATGATCCTAACGGTCAAGATTTGACTGCAATTATTGAAGAGACTGGTATGCAAGAAGAGGTAGCAGTTTCTGTGCAGAAGGTTGGTTTACCTGAGTTATCCTGCCTCTATAACACATCAGACTGTGTGCTTAATATTTCTGATGCAGAAGGTTTTGGTCTTGCCACGCTGGAGTCTTTAGCTACAGAGACCCCTATAATCGTTAATATGACAGGTGGCTTGCAAGAGCAGGTAACTGATGGTAAGGACTGGTTTGGTATTGGTATAGAGCCAGCATCTAAAGCAGTCATTGGCTCACAAGAAGTTCCGTATATCTATGAAGACAGGGTTTCAAAAGAGGATTTTATTGCTGCACTTGAAAAGATGTACAATATGTCCAAGGAAGAGAGAGCTGAGCTTGGTAGGAAAGGTCGTCAGCATGTTTTGAATAACTATGGTTTTCAGTCTTATGTTGATCAATGGGATAAAGAATTGACAAGAACTGTTAAAAAGAACGGATCTTGGTCAACTAGAAACTATAAAGGTTGGGAGTTAACTGAAGTAATATGAGATATAAAGTATTGGTTGAAGGCCCAGTGTTGACACAATCTGGGTATGGCGAGCACTCTCGCTTAGTCTTAAGAACACTTAGAGATAGAGAAGATATTTTAGATATTTATATCTCTCCTCTTAATTGGGGTGCCACTGGTTGGATTCTAGGTGATAGTGAGCAAAGAAAGTGGATTGATGAATTATTGCAAAAGCAAATACCTTCTGATAACCTACAAGAATTTTTTGATATTCACATTCACATAGGTATTCCACATGAGTTTTCTCGCAAGGGTAAGTTCTGCACTCATGTTACTGCAGGCATTGAAACAACCAAGGTCTCAAAGGCATGGATTGCAAAAACGCATGAAATGGATAGGGTTGTTGTACCATCAGAATTTGCAAAGTGGGGTTTTGAAAATACAAAACACCCTTTTGAAGTAGAAGATGGATCTGTGAGAAACGTAGGTTGTGGAGCACCAGTCAAGTGTGTTAACTATCCACATAGGACTCTTGAAATTGATAAAGATTTTGATATTGAGCTTGAAAACGACTTTAACTATCTTATTGTAGCCCAGTGGTCAGTCAGAAAAAATCTGGAACAGACAATTAAAATGTTCATAGATGAGTTTAAAAATGATGAAGTCGGTTTGGTCATAAAGACAAATCAAGCTAAAAACTCAATTATGGATAGGGAGCAAACAAAGGATAGGCTTAAGGCATTGTTGTCTACCTATGATAAAAATAAATTAAAGTGTAAAGTATATTTGCTACATGGTTCTTTGTCGCTACCAGAGATGAACGCGCTCTACAGTCATCCAAAAATTAAAGCTATTATCAGTGCAACCCACGGTGAAGGTTTTGGTTTGCCTCTATTTGAGGCGTCATACAATGAGTTACCAGTTGTTGCTCCAGGTTGGAGTGGTCACTTAGATTTCTTGTATGGCCCACTAAAAGGTAAAAATGGAAAGATTAGAAAGAAGCCTCTTTTTGCTAGGGTTGATTATATTTTAGCACCTGTACAAAAGGAAGCTGTGTGGGAAAACATCATTATTAAAAATTCAATGTGGTGTTACCCAAATGAGACAGATTTTAAAAAGAAGCTCAGAACAGTAAAGAACAATTACGGCATGTACAAGTCGTGGGCTAAAATTTTAAAGAAGGAAATACTGAAAAATAATTCTGAAGAGGAAACACGCAAAAAGATGTTTAGCGCGATGTTACCAGACAATGTAACAACCACACCAGATTTTATTTTTGTAAGTGATATGTTTGCGGCGCAGTATGCTGGAGGTGCCGAGCTTAGTTTACAGACAATTATGGAAACATCCCCTAGTAAGCATGTGGGTGCTGTAAACTCTGAACTTCTAAACAAGGAAATTGTTGATCAGCATAAGAGCCTGAAGTGGATATTTGGAAACATTGCTAATTTGAATCCTGAAATTATGGAGTATGTAATATCATCGGGTATTGAATATTCTTTTATTGAGTTTGATTACAAGTTCTGTAAGCATAGAAACCCTGTTCTATATGCTATGGTAGAAGGTGAGTCTTGTGATTATACACAAACCGACAAAGGCAAGTTAATGACAAAATTTGTCAATAGCGCAGCAAGCGTATTTTTCATGTCGGAAAACCAAATGAAGATACATCAAGATTCTTTGAAGGGTTTAAGAAAAAATAACTTGCACGTTCTGTCTTCTTTGTTTACCGAGGGCTTTTTTAACTATGTTGATGAAGTCAGGGATAGGTATAAAAACAAGAAGAAGACTAAGTGGCTTGTTATGGGTTCCAACTCTTGGGTTAAGGGAGTTCAAGAATCTAAAGACTGGTGTGAGCAGAATAATCATGAATATGAAGTTGTAGAGGGATTGTCACCTGAGCAGTTTATTGACAAGTTGGCTCAAGCTAAAGGTTTGTGTTTCAAACCCAGTGGCTTAGATACGTGCCCCAGGCTTGTTATTGAAGCAAAGCTATTAGGGTGCGAGCTTTCATTAAACGAAAATGTTCAACATAATCAGGAAGAGTGGTTCAATAAAGATGAAGCTGGTATAAAGTCATACTTGCTTGGTAGACCAAGCTTTTTTTGGGAGCATGCGTTTGAAAAATAATCATTTCACAATTGTTATTCTATCTTACAATAATGAAGAATGGGTAAGCAAAAACTTAAAATCTGCTATTAATCAAGATTATAATAATTATGATATTGTTTTTGTTGATGATGCCTCTACAGACAAGACACTGGAGAAAGTAAAGGAAATACAGGAAACGTGGGACCACAAGAAGGGTATTTTTACTTTAGTTTGTAACAACGAAAACATCAAAGCCTTGCCAAACCTTTATAGTTCTGTTAACTGTGCAAAGTATGGATCAATCATTGTTGCGCTTGATGGAGATGACTGGCTTGTGAACTCTAGTGTTTTGAAGAAGTTAAACGATATATATCAAGATGACGATATTTGGATTACTGCAGGGTCTTATTTAGAAAGTGTCGGCGGCCGTGTTGTTTCTCCACAAATACCTAATGATTATTGGAATGGGAATATAAGACAAAAACACTGGTCTTTCTCTCATCTTAGGACTTTTCGTAGGGAATTGTTTATGAGTATTGAAAAGCAAGACTTTATGGATCATGATGGCGATTTTTTTAAGTTTACTTGGGATAGGGTTATCATGTATCCTATGGTTGAAATGGCTGGACCAGATCACTTTAAGCCCATAAATCAGATTATGTATATTTACAATCGTGAAAACCCTTTAGCTGTTGACAAAGTTCATAGACAAGAGCAGCTTAGGATTGAAACAGTGTTAAAAGGTAAAAAGCCATATTCAAGATTGAAAGAGTTAACAGTTGAAGAATTATAAAATATTAATGTGCTCAAGGCCAGGTGGAGATCGCGGCCCAGGTCTTACGTTTAGTCACCACGTTGATGCTCTCAATCAACATGAAAACATTACAGTTGACGAGCTTTGGAAACTTACTGGTGAAATTCACCAAGACACGTTGAATGGGTATGACATTTTTTGGTTTTATGCAAAGGGTTTTGATCCTAACTTATATGATCAACTAAAAAATCTTTGTCCAACTAAAAAATTTGTTTTTGGACCTAATGTGCTATTAGATTATCCAGACTATGGTCCTCATGATCCTTGGGACAAGTGGTTCGTAAACAATGTAGAGTTTGATTTATATATTGATCAAGTTGAATATTACAATAATCATGTTAAGAAGTTTTTGAGAAAAGATCTTGTTCACAATGCAGACTATCTTGACAAATGTGTTACCTTTGATATTGACCCAAAGTTGATTGAAAATAAAAATATTAAATATGACTGCCTAGTATACTCAAAGAAGCGAAGATACGATGACAACTATCTTGATTTTCATGAATCTATCATTGATTTGTTGGAAGACAATGACATATCGTATGTTGAATTAACTTATGGTGAATATACAAGACAAGAATACTTTGACAGATTGCTAGAATCAAAGTGTTGCTTAAACCTTAGTCTAGACGAATGTCCTGGTATAGCGACATACGAATCTATGTTTTTAGATGTGCCAGTGATTGGTTCTCCTCACAATACTCCAAGCATCTTTGATCAAAGATTCTGGGTCCACGATACTGACTATATGACAGAAGATAAATATCTAAAGCGAAAAGAAACGGCAGGACAGGCTTATGTTGAAAAGCTGCAAGAGTTTCTATCTGGAAAGTTGCAGATTGAAAAAACACCACGAGAATATATCTTACAGCATGCAGGATATGAAAGATATAGAAATGATGCTTACAAGCTTTTACTGAAGTATTGTTGAGGTTGATATGGGATTAGGTGGTTATTTAGCTTGGACAGCAGTCACAAGAGAAGTTAAAAAAAGAATTGATGACGATATAAAGGTCTTACCGTGTGAAGGTGATGGTAAGAACATCACCAAACTTGTAAGAAGTCCAGTATTTGAAAACAACCCATACATTGCTAAAGCAGATGAACAGTGTAGGATGTTTCCGCTCTTTCTCAATAACCCTCAAGCGAATTATTGCAAAACAGATACGCCACTTATGGCACATCACAGATACGATAAACATATGATAGCCCAAATGTGTGAGTTCTACGGTATTGACGATCCTGAGTTAAGATGCGAAATGTACTTCACAGAATATGAAAAACAAAAAGTAAAAGATCTCACTTCTAGTATCGGTGATTTTGTTACGATTGAGCCAATCTCAAAAACTAACTACACTCCCAATAGAGAGTATCCTTTTGCTAAGTGGCAGAAAGTTGTAGATGACCTTTCAAAGCATATTGCAGTAGTTCAGGTTGGTGCACCTACATCTAGGTTGTTAAATAATGTTGCAGACTTTAGAGGCAAAACTAGTTTTAGAGAGGCT